GCTTGGTCCTATCAAAGATAAATTTGAAGGGATTGACAATGTACAAGCAGGTGTAGGTAAAACCCCTACAGCAATTACGTTTAGCCCTGCAATGATTGCAGCAAAGAAGATGCAAAAGAAAATCCAAGATCAGTTGGAAGAATCGTCTGCGTCTAAACACCTACGTAGTACAGCATTTGAAATGGCACTGTTTGGTACTGGTGTTATGAAAGGCCCATTTGCTGTAGACAAAGAGTATCCTAACTGGGATGAAGATGGTAACTACGATCCTATGTTTAAAACAGTACCACAGGTATCTCATGTATCTGTGTGGAACTTTTATCCTGATCCAGATGCCAACAGCATGGATGAAGCACAGTATGTAATTGAACGTCACAAGCTTTCTCGTACACAGATGAGAGCATTGAAGAAGCGTCCATACTTCCGTAGTCAAGTTATTGATGAAGCAATTATGCTTGGTGAAAACTATGACAAACAATATTGGGAAGATGATTTATCTGACTATGCACCAGAGCATGGCATTGAACGTTATGAAGTCCTAGAGTATTGGGGTATGGTTGACACTGAGATGCTTGAAGAGCAAGGTGTAGACATTCCAGATGAACTAACAGCATTTGATGAACTACAAGCAAACGTGTGGATTTGTAATGGTAAACTAATTCGCATGGTCCTCAACCCATTCAAACCTGCACGTATTCCATATCAAGCTGTACCGTATGAACTAAACCCATACTCATTCTTTGGTGTTGGTATTGCAGAAAATATGGACGATACGCAAACCTTGATGAATGGTTTCATGCGAATGGCTGTTGACAATGCTGTATTATCTGGTAACCTATTGATTGAGGTTGATGAAACTAACCTAGTTCCAGGCCAAGACTTATCAGTATACCCAGGCAAAGTATTCCGTAGACAAGGTGGTGCACCAGGACAAGCTATCTTTGGCACTAAGTTCCCGAATGTTGCAGGTGAGAACTTACAACTATTTGACAAGGCACGAGTACTAGCTGATGAATCCACAGGTTTCCCATCATTTGCACACGGGCAAACTGGTGTGTCAGGTGTAGGCCGTACAGCTAGTGGTATCAGTATGCTAATGGGTGCTGCCAGTGGCGGTATCAAAAATGTAATAAAAAACATTGACGACTACTTACTACGTCCAATGGGCGAAGGTCTATTCCGCTTTAATATGCAGTTTGACTTTGATCCAGAAATGCGTGGTGACCTAGAAGTTAAAGCACGTGGAACTGAAAGTCTGATGGCTAACGAAGTACGTAGTCAACGACTAATGCAATTCTTGCAAGTATCATCCAACCCTGCACTTGCACCGTTTGCTAAGTTCCAATACATTATTCGTGAGATTGCAAAGTCTCTTGACCTTGATCCCGACAAAGTAACTAACAATATGGACGAGGCTGCATTGCAAGCAGAACTTATGAAAGGTATGCAAGCACAACAGCCAACGCCAGAGGGAGCACCTGCACCTGCAGGGGCAAACCCAATGGATACATCGGGAGCAGGTGGCGGTAACATTGGCGTAGGCCAAGCACCAACACCGCAAGAACAAGGATTTAGTGGTAATGCAGGACAGGGAGCACCTCAACAAGCTCAAGGGTCTGGTCAGCAACCAAGCCCAATGGGCTAAGTTTGAAGACTACATAGACACAATAATTGCACAACAGCATCGTGCAATGGAACAAACTAGTGAACTTGTTGCAGTTCATAGAGCACAGGGTGCTATCTATCAGTTACGTAGGCTGAAGTTACTACGAGATGAAGTATTAAAATCTCAATAAGGAAATTACTATGGAAGAACAAATGGAACTTTTTAGAGATCGTAGTCATAGTTTAGAAGAACCTGAAATGAAAAAAGGTATCTATAAAGAAATGGAACCTTCTTGGGATTTGTCTTCCAAAGAATACGATGGTAAAGAAGTAAATATAATTACATTTAAAGACGGTAAAGAATTATCTATGCCTCAAATAGAATATATGTTTGAAAAAAATAAATCTGCAGCAGAGCCTATTCCTTCAAAGGCAACCTCAAAAGAAATATTAAATTTTCTTAATGAAAAAAATCCTACTAGAGAAGAGTTTATAAATTATTTTTCTGGAAAAAGACTTAATAAAGGTGGTACTCCCATGCTAGAAAAACAAATGGAACTCTTTGAAGACGGTGGCCTTCGTGATGAAGGTGGCATGGTTGATGAAGAATCGGGCAATGAAGTACCTGTAGGTAGTACACGTAAAGAGGTACGTGACGATATTCCTGCCATGCTCAGTGAAGGTGAGTTTGTTTTTCCTGCAGACGTAGTACGTTACATTGGTCTTGAAAACTTAATGCGTATTCGTCAAGATGCCAAGCAAGGCTTGAAACAGATGGAAGCTATGGGTCAGATGGGTAATGGTGATGAAGCTGTACTGCCTGATGATATGCCATTTGGTATGATGGACTTGATTATTATTGAGGGTGAAGAAGAAGAGGAAGAGCCACAGAAGAAAGCACGGGGTGGTGTCATCCATGCTCAACAAGGTACTTTCGTAACACCTATGTTTGATCCGTCAGATCAAGATGTACGTGAATATAAAAACGAAGCAGGTGATAGCCTGTTTATCCCATTCTTGGGTGGTGAGCCAGTATACCCAATTCCTGCGGGATATTTCCCTGCAGGTCAAATGCCTACAGAGACTGAAGCAGAAGCTGCGCCAGTTGATAGTGGTGACGATGATAGAACACCACCACCAGAACCGTCAGAGTTCCAGAAAGCGGGTGGCTTTGGAATGGACACATCAGCCACTGATGGTAAAGCACTAGACATGTGGATCAAAGAGGCAGAGAAAGCAAGCACGTATGGGAATGTAGCTGCAGGTATCGGTGTTGCAATTAATCCATTATTAGGTGGTATGCTTGCTCTTGCTAGTAAACAACAAAAGAAACAAATTGTAGACATGCTTGACGAAAAAATTGCACAAGCACGTAAGACACCTATTAAAGGGCAGTTAGATGCACTAGAAAAAATAAAAACACGTTTGACAACAGATGAAGGTAAAGGTATACTTGCTAAAGTAATTGATGAAATTACAGGAACAGTTACAGATGCTCTTGGTTTATCTAAAGCAGAAAAAGTAACTGCTAAAGTAGGAGCAGGTCTTGGTGCTACACAAGACCCAGATGAACCTGACGATAAAACTACAAACACACAACAAAAAGTTTTAAATGAACTTGCTGCTAAAGGTTACAAATTAGGTTCACCTGATGATGATGTACCAAAGGGAGCATTTTCGTTTGGTAACCTAGAACCTAAATCGGGTGAAGAAATATTAGAGGCAGTAAAGGCTATTCCTGAATCTGGAGAACAACTAGAAGTTGGTCCTGCTACACCAGTTGCACCTGTAGCACCAGAAACTGTTGAAACTATACCGTTTGAAGATCAAGCTCCTATATCAGCACCTAAAACACCACCATCTCCAACAGAGATACGAGACATGGCAGAACAAGGTGCACGTATTCGTGAAACTACAGGCACAGCACTTGAAACAAATGCTACGTCAGATTTTAATGAAGGGGAAGTTCTGGCTCAAAACGATGAACTTTTCTATAATAATTTTAGGGGTTTTGATAACGCAGAGCAAGCAGCCAGAAAAGCCAAACAACAAGAAGAAGGTACTCAAACACCTACTATTACAGACTATCAGACAAAAGCAGCATTTGGTCCATTAGCAGTAGAAGCATATACACCTGAAATGTCTACTACATCAACTGTAACACAACAGGTACAAGATTATATAGGAAATTTACGCAGTCCTATTTCTATTACTGGACGTAGTGTGTATGAAAAACTTGATCCCCGTACTACACTTGAAGAGTTAACAAATAAACTAGCACAATCATCAAGTAGAGGCAGAGGACGTGATGATGAACCATCTGCACCTACAACTCCTGCACCTACTGCGTATCAACCAGGACAGCAAAGACGTAAGCCAAGAAAAGATAAAGACGACGATGGCCCAAGTTTTGCAGATAAAATGCAAAAAACAATGCAAGAAAAAGCAACTGAATCTTTAAAAACTGCAGATCAAAAAACTGCAGAAGTTGCTTCTAAAGCAAAAGCAGGTGGAGCATCACAAGCTGAAGTAGATAAAATAAAATCCGAAGGTGCTAAAATTAAAGAAAAACTTGAACAGCAATCCAAGGGTATTAAGACAGGCTTCAAAAAAGGTGGACTTGCAAGCCGTAAAAAATAATAACCACCAATATGACTAGCTACCCATCCCCCTACCAACAGGCTACGGTGGCCCTAGTAAAAAGGACAGATAATGTCAGATACAATTATGGCTGAAGAAATGCAGCCTCAAAAGAAAGTGGCTTTTGCCAATCGTAAATATACAAACGAAGAACGAATCCAAAAAGAAGAAGAAGAACTTGAACAGCTAATAGCTGAACAAAAAGGTGAAGCAGTGGAACAAGAACCACAAGAAGCTGAACCTGCAAATGCTGAAGAACGTAGCTTTAAGAAACGTTATGGTGATCTACGCCGACATCAGCAAACAAAAGAAAAAGAATACGAAGATCGTATTAAGGCACTTGAGCAACAGCTTAACCAAGCAACAAAACAAGAAATCCGACTACCTAAGTCAGACGAAGACATTGAAGCTTGGGCAACTAAGTATCCAGATGTAGCAGCAATTGTTGAAACTATTGCAATTAAAAAGGCAAAAGAACAAGCTGCAGATTTGGAAGATCGTGTAAAAGCAGTAGACGAAATGCGTGAGACTGCAGCACGTGAAAAAGCTGAAGCAGAGTTAATGCGTTTGCACCCAGACTTTGACACTATTCGTGATAGTGATGACTTTCATGATTGGGCAGAGGAACAACCTAAATGGGTACAAGATGCATTGTATGAAAATGACAATGACGCACGTTCTGCTGCTCGTGCAATTGATCTGTACAAATCTGATCGTGGTATTAAAAAAACTAAATCCACATCAAAAGATGCTGCACGTTCTGTGGAAACACGGAATCAACGTAGCAAACCTCAGTCAGATACTTCGGGAATGGCTATCAAAGAGTCTGAGGTACAGAAGATGTCTCCACAAGAATACGAAAAACGATCTGATGAGATCATGGAATCTATTCGCACTGGAAACTTTATTTACGATTTATCTGGTTCAGCTAGGTAAAAAGTATTGACATTATAGTTATTTATGATATAACTATATGTATCATATGTTAGTGTGGCCCCAATAGGACACCCATACTGACGTATATTCCCCACGCAAACAACAGACCTTACGGACTTACCTAATACGTATGGCCCGTAGTTGTAGCACAAAGGCCAAGTGTTATATTCTACGCACCCATAAACGATTAGCCTCCTATATAGTACTCTGTGTGTTTAGCATCTGTTTATGCTTTAAGGAGAAAATGTTATGGCATTTCCATCAGCATCGGGTTACGGCAATTTACCCAATGGTAATTTTAGTCCAGTAATCTATTCCAAACAGGTGCAACTTGCATTCCGCAAGGCATCTGTTGTTGAAGCAATCACAAACTCTGATTATTTCGGAGAGATTGCAAACATGGGTGATTCAGTTAAAATCATTAAAGAACCTGAGATCACCGTGAAACAATACGATCGTGGTACACAGATCACACCACAAGATTTGGATGATGAGGATTTCTCATTGACCATTGACAAAGCTAACTACTTTGCGTTCAAAGTGGACGACATTGAGGAAGCTCATAGTCACGTCAATTTCCAAAGCTTGGCATCTGATCGTGCGGCATATCGTTTGGCAGACCAAATGGACCAAGAAGTTCTTGGATACCTATCTGGTTTTGCACAAGCTGCGCTTCATGCAAATGCAAGCACAGTTAACACTACTGTAAACGGCACAAAGGCTATTGATACTGCTTCTGATGGTGCTAACCTAGTTGGTGCGGAACTATTGGCTTCTATGTCACTAGACGCATCTGACTTTACAAACACATCAGGTACTGCAGGTTCAGCCAACAGTTCAATTGGTATTGAGCCTCGTGCAGGTGGTGCTACTGCTGCGAAATCTGCAACTGCAGGTAACGCATTCCCGTTGCAAATTCTTGCACGTATGTCTCGTTTGATGGACCAACAGAATGTTGATACACAAGGTCGTTGGATCGTTGTGGACCCAGTATTCATGGAAGTCTTGAAAGACGAAGATTCACGTCTATTGAACGCCGACTTCGGTGGTTCAGGACTACAGAACGGGTTGTCAGTGTCAAACCTACACGGCTTCCGTGTTTACACTTCAAACAACCTACCTTCACTAGGTACAGGTTCATCAACTGTTGGTGGCTCAAACGCTTCTAACTTTGGTGTTATCGTAGCAGGTCATGATTCAGCCGTTGCAACTGCAGAGCAGATCAACAAAACTGAAACATATCGTGACCCTGACTCATTTGCAGATATTGTTCGTGGTATGCACCTATACGGTCGCAAGATTCTTCGCCCAGAAGCAATCGTTACTGCAGCATATAACTTGGCGTAAGGGAGGATTGAACAATGGGTAAATCTACTTCTTTGTTGTCAAAAGCATACATGGTTGAGAAGGAAATTGAACTTCCAACAGCATCAGGCCGAGTTGCAGGACCAACTGTAGGAGCAGGTACACTTGTTCTTGCAGCAGGTGTTGAATTGATTGATGCTATTGACGATGTATCTGCTTATACCGTTGCAATTAATGATGAAACTACAACCTTTATGGCTGCTACATCTATAGATGCGGCGGCGGCAGGTACGTTTGTGTATGGTACTCAAACTCAAGCAGTTATTGCATCAGAAGATACAATTGATGCAGTTGCAGCTATTACTGGGTCACCTGCAGCAGCTACTGCACGAGTGTGGGCAATTGTTGTTGACGTTAACGAGGCAACTCGTGGCGCAGCAGAAGTTGACCGTGACACACTTGCATAATTAAAATACTCTGAGGGGCTGTTATTTAATGGCCCCTCTAAGCTTATCTAACGGAAGGACTCCAAAAAATGGCTATCACAACAGCAATGTGTACGAGCTTTAAATCAGAACTTTTGGGTGGTACTCATGATTTGGATACCCATAATATTTATTTGGCCCTGATTAAAGCCTCTCCTACAGGCACATATGACGCAACTACTACTAACTACTCTGATGTAACAGGTAACTCTGACGAAGCTACAGGTACAGGTTATTCAGCAGGTGGACAATTACTAGACAACGTTACTATATCAGTAGATGGCACAACAGCTATCGTTGATATTGACGATGAGGTATTTACCTCTTCAACTATTTCTGCAGACGGTTGTATTCTTTACAATGCATCTGCTTCAAACAAAGCAATCGCAGTGATTGATTTTGGTGGAACACAAACATCTACAAACGGTGACTATACTATCCAGTTCCCAACTGCAGACGCATCAAACGCTATCATTCGTATCGCTTAATAGGAGCATAGACTATGGCTCTCGTAATTAAAGACA